AATGGCTGGTCACAAAATGCTGCTAAGGCTAGTACGTGGACAAGCTTACAAGATCTTTCAAGTGCTGCTGTTCTTGTCATTAACAAGGGTCAAACAGTAATTGACGGTACCTTCAATGGTTATTATATCGGCCTTGCAGATAATACAAACATTAACCCTGCCAGCGCTTTCGACGCGATTCAATCTGTACAAACAGTTACACAGTCTGCTGGATCTACCGGTCTTACTTCTTACGTTGAAATTCCACAGACAAGGTTTGAGTTCGCTCTTACCGCTACACCTGAATTCGGTGACAATCCCGCTGCTGGATCTATCTCCGAGGTTATGGAAGATAGAATTACCGGTTATAATACTGCTACCGATGAGTTTAACGATACACTCAATGTTGGTGTCTTTAAGCTTAAGCAATCCGTCTTCTCTAAGGAAGCTAACAGACTTGACTATCTTCTAGAAGAGGGCTATAACGGTTCAATAGGCTACTACAGACAGGTAAATTCTGAAAATGGTGGTGCGCCTGTTAACTTCTTCCTCGAGAATGTAGAAAACGATTCTAGAAATATTGACATTCTTGTTAACCCATACCTTTCTGATCAGATCGATGGTATAAAACTTGGTTCAGATGGTAACCCGCTTAAGAGAATTCGCATTGTTTCTAAAACACTTGAAACAAATCTTGGTGATGCAACACTATCTGCAAAAGCTGGTTTTTCTTCTGCACAACTTACAGCCATTAAGAATGAAATTGGTTATGGTGATTCTCTATTCCCATTAGGTGCTTATGGTGAGACAAAGCTTGATGCTAAAGAGATTGGTAGTCTTCCACAAAAGCTTGACAGAGCTCTAACAAGAATAAGAAACGCAGAAAAATTCAATATCGATATTATCTGTGAAGCTGGTTTAGGTACAATATTTACCTATATGCAAACTGGTTCACTCTCTGCAGACGGCTTTGACGATACAAGAACCACTACCGCTATTGAGGCTCTTAGAACATCAAATGATCTAGATGCAACAGGGCAGTTGGCTAGAACAGCATATACAACAATCTTTAACAAGTTTGCAACATTCTGCGGACCTATTAAGGATGGCGGTAGAGGTGATGTACTCTTTGTTGCTGACCCGCTCCGTCAGATCCTCGTTTCTGGTAAGAACAATAAAGTTCAGCAAGACAGGACTAAAAACTTCTACACAGACATTTACTGGGCAATGAGACATCAGTTTGAGCTAGCAAACACTTCTTATGCGACAGTATTTGCTAACTGGATGTTAGTTTATGATAACTACTCCGGATTGTATGTATATGTACCGTCTTCTGGTTATGCTTCTGCTAAAATGGCATCAACAGATGCTGCTGTCGGTCCATGGGGAGCTCCTGCTGGCTTCAATAGAGGTGTAATTACTGATGCGGCTGATATTGCACTATCACCTAACCAAAGACAGCGTGATGATCTTTATACAGCTAACCTCAACCCAATTGCAACATTCCAAGACAGAGGAAACATTTTCTTCGGTCAGAAGACATTGCTTAAGAAGCCAAGCGCGTTTGATAGAATCAATGTTCGTAGAACATTCTTATATCTAGAGAAGATTACTAAATCAACAATGGAATTCTTCTTATTCGAGAATAATACATTATTCACTAGAACGCGTGTTGTCAATACACTTACTCCGTTCTTTGAGCGTGTAAAAGCTGATGATGGTTTATATGACTTCTTAATCGTTTGTGACGAGAGAAATAATACTCCTGAAGTGATCGATCAGAACGAGCTTGTAGTTGATATTTACTTGAAACCAGTACGTACTGCAGAGTTCGTATTAGTAAATTTCTACGCAACCCGTACCGATACTAACTTTGAAGAGTTAATTGGTGGATAATTAAAACGTTCAAACAAATAATAAGGGGAGGGGGTCGAAAGACCCCCTCTTTTTTATCTATTTATATGCCAGTTAACTAAATACTTATATGGGTGTAATCTATTCTATTAAATCACGCGACAGATTCTATATTGGTTCTACTAAAGATTTTGATAAGCGTATGGCTGAGCATAGAGGCTTGTTAGAAAAGGGTAAACATAGTAATACCTTTATGCAGAGAATGTTTAATAAGTATAACGATTTTGAATATGTTGTTCTAGAGGAAGTAGATAACTCCAAGCTTAAAGAAGTTGAGCAACTATACATTGATAAGCATTACGAAGACCCTAACTGTATGAATGGTTCACCTTATGCACATAGAGCATATAATCCTTGGACTATTGAATCAAGAAAGAAGATGAGTGAGTCATGCAAAGGTAGAGTATATGGATCAGAGGTAAAGAAGAAGCAGAGCCTTGCGAAGAAAGGTAAAAAGCTTTCGAAAGAACACAGATCTAACATTATGAAAGCTAGGCATAAGAACGCAAAAATATATACAAATAATGTTATATTTAAGTGGAATGATAAAACATACAATATTTCAACCTTAGCAGAGTTTTTAGAGTTGTTTGGAAAGTCATCCAGGTGTATATTTCGAAGACTAGCAGCTAATAAGAATATATGGAATACTTTAACACGTGTACGAGAGGAATCTAAGCATCCCTTTAAGAATGGCGATAAGTTAGGTTTTTTTATATCGAAAAAGGTTAGCTAGACATAAATAATGTTACATGAAGACGCTACTTTCAACCCCAAACCAGAAAGGAAACTAAGTTTTGCCAGTTTCACAAAATATTCAAAATTTCTATAGAGCCGCAGCTGATAGAGATTTCTCCAGAGATTTCCTTTTCAGAGTAACTCAAATGCAGCTGCAGGGTGTTCCAGCTCTTACCGACGATCAGCTCGTCTATGCAAAAACAGCAGCTTTACCAGGTAGAGCTATTAGTAATGTAGCTGTTCCGTTTATGGGCCTTAATATTAATGTTCCAGGTGGTGCAACTTACCCAGGCTCTGACGGCTATGCACTTACTTTTTATCTTGATGCAAATAGTGATTTAAGAAATTATTTTGAATCAGCTTCAAGATCTCTCTTTAATGATACTAATTCTACTGGCGAATATGGTACACCTGATGATGATTTCTTTATTCAATTAGCACAGCTTGATAAAGACCTTGAGCCTATCGCTGAGTATAAATTGATTGGTGCTTCTCTACGTAATATTGAAAATATTAGTTATTCAATGGCTGCAGGAACCGGTGAAACAGTTGAGATTTCTGTTACTGTTGCTTATCATTACTATAACAAAATAAGATAATACTTAAGTGCCACTTACTACCCAGTCTAGATTAAGATTACATCAAAGCTGGATCGCAGATCTACCTCTTAAGTTTCTCTGGACAGTAGATTTCTTTCCAAGGGGTGGTGGTAATATGTCTAGTGTTGGAAGTAATGTTGAAAAAATAGTTAATGAGTATCAACCAAAAAGTTGGATAATAGATCCTAACCTTTTTGATGCATATACTGATGATAGACAGGGGCTAGGCTATCTATTAGCTCAAAACGTTGCGCTACCTAGTGAGCAGTTACAATTAGGCACTGAACCTATGGCTAACTCCGGTGGCTTTATAGCTGGTTATTTTGCTGACAGGCGCGCAAATTATGGTGGTGAAAATAAATTAGATATTACCTTTCTTGAAACAAATAAGGATATCTTTGATTATTTTATAAAACCCTGGATTGTAGCTACAAGTTACAAGGGCCTTATTGAAGATGATGAAGATGATATAAAATGTAATATTATTGTAACATTATATTCTAGATCTGATGCGTATTATCGCGATAAGTTTTATTCCTCATATGATGCTTCTAGACCAATGGTAGATTTTAAACCTAGAAAATCATATGAATTTAAAGATTGTGTTCCGTTTATTGTAGAGGGTGGTGCGATGAGCTATGGGGATTTAGATATTAGTGATCTAACAAAAGCAGTTTCATTTGCATTTTCTTATTATACAATAGTAGATCATGAAACCACGCAGGGCGCTTGATAAGCAGCTGTTTAGTGTAGAGATAAAGCTTCCAAGCGGTAAGCAAAAACGAATACAGGAACTAAACAATAGACAATACTTAACAATTATCAAGTATTGTGAAAATGAGGATTATAGAGGCCTCAGTTTGTTTTTTGATGATTTATATCTTAGTAAAGACTTAGATATTTTTGATAGATTATATACTCTCATCTATGTAAGGATGATATTTGTAAATGAAAGTCTTTCTTTTAATACAAAAGAGAATAGAGAAGTAGATATCAGTCTCTCTACTGTTTTAGATAAGCTAGAACAAAATTATACCAATTTAAATAAGAGAGTAGAACATGATAATATTGTTATAGATTTAGGATTACCAACATGTTCGTATTTTGAAACAGTAGAAGATATATTTAATAATGTTATACAGAAAATAACAATTAATAATGAATCTATCGACTTTACCTCACTCTCAGATAACGATAAGAAAGCTATACTAGATAATTTACCTACAACTATATTTAAAAAGCTAAAAGCTTATATTGATAGTTTATCTGAAAATCTTCTTGACATTGAGGTTATAGAAAGTAACGAAACCCTGGGTATATCAGAAATTAAACTGAGTATTATCGGTAACGGTGTTATGCAGTTTATTGCTATGATATACGGTAATAATCTTAGATCGTTTTATGAATTCATCTATGCTTTCTATGCGCATATAACTAATGGTTCAGATGTCTTCTTTGATATTTCTCCTGTAGAGTCAAAAATTCTTCTTAATATACATAATAAGAGAATACAGGATGAAAATAAAGAGTTGAAAAAGCAGAATTCTCAATAATTATAATTGTGAGTACAAATAATGTAAAAAATCTTATTGAAGAGCTGACCGCTATTAATGATAACAATACTGTTAGCGTTAGCGTACCTTCTATAAAAAAGAAAGTTAAGTTTAAACTTTTCAGCGTAGGTCAGCAAAAAGATTTGTTAAGAACAGCTTTTGAGGGAGTTGAAGGAGCTGTTCGAAGTGGTGTTATTTTTAATGATATTATTCTTAACAATTCAACACAAGATGTAGAGTTTAGTTTAATAGATAGAGCTCCGATTCTTCTTGACTTAAGAAAGCATTCTATTAGCGAAAAAATAACTATATCTGATAAGGAATATGATCTTAAAGAGCTTCCTGCTATGGCAGTAGAAGATATTAAATATAGTGATGAGCTTGAGTATAATGGCTTAAAGGTAAAGGTATGCATACCTACACTTAAACAGGATAGAGATATATCTGAAAAGATTGTTACAGAGATTAGTAAATTAAATGAAGATGTGAAGCGTAAAGACTCAGTTAATATTTTGCTTGCTTATGAAATTATTAAGTTTATTACAAGTGTTGAGGTAATGAGCAATAATTCGGTATTAGACTTTAGCGATATTTCTGTTTATGAGCGTAAAAAAATCGTAGATAACCTCCCCTTAAAGCTTAACAACAGCATTATTGATTTTATTTCTAACTATAAGTCCATTGAAGAGAAGAGTCTTACGTTTGAAGACGAAACAAAGGTAGAAATTGACGCTGGATTCCTAACTAGCGAATAAATATCTATGTGGATGCTACTGTTGACGGTATTTTAGGTTATCTTAGCTCTCAAAAAGAGAGTAAGGGTGTCTCCGCATCTAAAAAAGGTGTTATAAAGGATGGTAAAGGTAAACCTGGTGAAGTTAGCCCTACTCTAGCCTCTCCAGAAAAAGCCCGATATACAGCTATCTTTAAACTTCTTAAAGGTATCCTCTTCCCACCTGAAGAAGCAAAGCGGCTCAAGGGTACAAAAATAGATAAAGCTATTGATGTTAAAAAAGTTACCCCACCAGAAGAAAAAAAAGAAAAATCTGGACTTCCTCTTAAATTACTGGCAGGTTTAGGTATTATGGCTGCTGCTGCGCTTTTATTTGATGCATTAGGTCCTGTAGGTCGGTTTATAGTTAAAGCTGTTACAAGAATAAAAGCTCTCGGTATAATCTTTAAGGGTATAATAAAAGGTATAACCGGTGCCTTTAAAATGCTAAAAGCGTCAAAATTAGGTCAAGTAGTAGGAAATATAGCAAAAGGTATCGGCGCCTTCTTTAAAGGTATAGGTGGGAAGATACTTGGATGGTTAGGATTCGGTGGAAAAGCTGCTAAGGGTGGTGGTGCGCTTGCAAAGGGGTTTCGTACTGCTGGTGGTCTGCTTAAAACGATTTTCGGTGGTGTTATAGGTAAAGTAGGTGGTAAGTTACTAAAAACGTTAAAATTCTTACCCGTTGTAGGGGCTTTAGTTAGTTTTGGTTTTGCATTTGCAAGATTTAAAAAGGGTGAGACAATACCTGCAATATTTGAGATACTATCTGGTATACTAAACCTAATACCTGCAGGATTTACACAGATAATTTCTATGG